ATTCTTGCAAAAGAACTCAACGATTATGGGCAAGAGTACAAGAACAACTGTATCGCTCGTATCCCAAGCCAAGCAGTAGCAGGCTCAGTCGGTATGGAGTTCGGATATGTAGACGGTGGTATCGTTCCTATCATTCCTGAAGTAGCTCCAGAAACTCCTGAGGGAGAGCCTATCCCAGGGGCAGATGATATTCCAGTTGATCCAGAGACTCCAGCTGAATAATATGATCAGTTCATTCAAAAATGCCGCACTTGAACAAAATGGAACTCTCAGAAAAATTCCGGGAGTTCGAAAATTCGTAGTGCAGGAATATTTTGAATGGAGAATAGATTATTTTGACGAATCAAAGTGACGTGTAATTATACCGGCATGATTTGCCACAAATTTCTGATCTATACCAAGAGTTCTCACATGGATCTATGATCCGTGTGAGTATCTTGCTTATGTTCTCCATGATTATCTTTACTCAAATATTGCAGTCGTGACAATGATTGACGGCACGACAAGAGCAGTGACGAGAGAAGAAGCCGACAATATTTTATTCGAGGCAATACAAGTGGAGGGCATGAGCGAGATACTCGCATATCCGGTATACTGGTGAGTGCGTATCGGTTGATCTCCTAACTATCACACAGATGCAGATAATCAAGACTCTCCCAACTCCTAGGCAGCATCACTCATGAAAGAATTCGTGTGAATATGTTGTTCTCCATCATACGGCCACATGAGAAGGTACATTTGATGCTCTCTTGAATGCTTTCGATCGTCCAACATACAACGCATCATTCCACTACCTCGTGAGAGAAGATGGAGCGATCGCAAAGATTGGGAATGATAGCGATATTCTATGGCATGCGTGAGTGAGTGAGTGGAAAGGGAAAGAGAATATGAATAAATATTCAATATGAATCGAAATCATCGGTCCTTTCAAAGATGGATGATTCACAAATGCACAGATGGAAGCAGTTGAAGAACTTGTATTTCATCTCTGTGAGGTACATTGACTCAAAAAAGATCGTGTGATTCGCCATAAGGATATTTCACCGGGTAGGAAATCAGATCTTTCGGATATATTTTGGAATAAGAAATTCAAAACATATTCAGACTGGATCGACTCAATATTTTTCATTCAATCTCTTATGTCAAAATTCTCTCAAGCTCTCAAAGATGAGCAAGTAAAAACTCCGGGTATTGCACTCATTACAAAGTTTGAGTGAGATCAACCGCTCACTGAGTGAGAAACTCGAGAACTCCTCGAGATCGGTCTCCTGAGACTCTACAGACTTCTCAAAAAATAATATGATGAAAGTGCTCTCATCCGCAACTCGCATCGTTCTTGTTTTTATCGTGATCACTCTTTGTTTGACGACATCATATATCGTGTATAAAAATTCAGAGAAAGAGACGGTCGTCACGGCGGTCCTCTGAGTATTTTCAAATGTAGCCGTTGCAATTGTTGCTTTTTACTTCAAAGATAGTCGATCGAATGCAGGGAATGAAAAGCAACAGGAAAAACAAGATGAATGAAAAGATGATCTGATATAAACACTAGCAACACAGTCCAGCAAACGAATTTGAGGCATTGAATGCCTTTTTTTCGCGTATAGTGCAAAAAGTTTTGACAAAAGAATACAATAAGAGTATTATAAGAGTACAGAGTGAGCACAAGGCCACGAAGTATATTTTCTTACAAACCGCATATGATAAATGAATCAGATATCGAAGAACTCGAAGAACTCGGAATTTCCCGAATCGAAATCTTCTATTCACTCATCGAGAGTGTAAAACCGAAAGACAAAAAATCTTTCCAAGCGATCCTTTGAGTTACTCCACTTTTATCCACTCCACTTTATGAATAAAATATCACTCCATGATGCACGAGTTCGTGCATGACTCTCACTCCGGTGAGTAGTTGAAAAATCAAAGATCTATGGATGAGTCGGTCTCAAGACAATCCACATGATCGAAACATGAGAAAGAAAAAACGTGAGACCAAGCACGCGAAGAAAACTCGAGCAAACTCTTGATCTCGGGATGGGACAACTTGATACAAATATCAATCAATAATTTTCAATCTATGAAACCGCAAATCATACCGTTCATGTTCGCAATGCTTTTCATTGTGTTCACAACTCCACAACACTTGGAAGCAAAGCAATCACTCAAACTTGAGAGCTATCCGATCATCATTGCATGCAAGAACACAAAGACAAATGAATTTGTGAAGCCAAAAAACAAATCAGTTGAAGATGGTGGATGCTTGATAGGAAAGAATATGAAGAATATTCTTCTCCCAAGCAAAGACCAAATGAAATTGATGAAGGAAGTTTTCAAAGATCGTGATGCTATTATCACAGCAATCACACTCATGAATCATGAGAGTCAATTCAATGCAAAAGCGAAAGGGTGCCACAAGAAAGGTTGTGATATTGGACTTTTTCAGATCCGTGATATTTATGGATGAGCGAAGAAGACTCAAAAAGAGCAGATGATTTGGTTTCGAGATCGAAAAGCTGCACAGATCAAAGGGAATTGCTCGCATCGTGTAGAGGAGTGACAAGAAGCGACTCTCCGTTGTATATTTGCTCGACATCGTGGTGATCTCAGTGGACAAGCAAAATATCCTACTGATCGTCTGAATGATTGGAAATTCTACAAAGAATATCTGAAAGATTTCTCCTTCTAAATAGGAGAATCGCTCCAGTGCATCAATGGTGCATTGAGGTCTATTTTCTTATTTTTGTGATATGGAACCGCAAACAAAGTTCGCATTGTGAGACTCAGTATATATACCGTTCAAATCAAACAGTGTATACAAATGATCAATCGGAATTGTTGTTTCTCATGCTTGAGATAAAGTATTTGTTGATCTTGGATTTTGAGATGAGCACGCAATAGAATTTTCATCTGATGAGCTTCAGAAGATGCAACCGTTCGTATTTGCCAAAGCATGGATTCTTGATAAACTCCCAACAATTCTTACAATACTTCTCGTATTGTCTCTCTGTATCTGAGCTTATATGATGGCATCACAGAAGCCAAAAAAGCAAGTACAGAAAGATCAGGTGATCGAGATTGGAAAAGTGATCTCTTCACTCCAGGACAAAAAGTATGTACAACTATCACGACAACGTGATTTGAAGCGACAACTTGAAGCATCCTATATGAAAGTATCAAAGATCGATACTCAGATCATCGCCAAACGTGAAGAGATGATGCAGCTTGTCAATCCATCAGATTCAAACCTCTATATCCAATTTTCAACACATGACTGAGAATAAAGCACAAGAAGTATCTCTCGATGATCTCGAAACCGAGAATGAGAACTCTATCGATACTCCAGAAAAATCATTTCGATTTGGGAAGCTTCCAGATTGGACATTCTTTGGATGGCAATTCACTTTCTTTTTTGGAAAGCATGCAGATCCAGAAGTTCCACTCTCACTTCAAAGAGGTTGGAATTCTCTCATCATAGGAGTATTCAAACTCAAATATCTTCCTGAAGAAGGTGCAGCAATTACATCGGAGAATGTATCCGGTGGAATCGTACAGCTTCAAGTATGGCTTCCGTTCGATAATTTCGGGAAACTATAGGAAAAGGGAGAAAATATATCAAATATATTTGACAAAGGAATACAAAAAGAGTACAATGGACGCAATCCAAACGGAGAGCGTCTTTCTTGTTTGGAGATATATCTTTATTTTTTGCCATATGTCAGCCGTTACAATAAAGCGATTCAGTGCAACAAGCCATAAGATCAAGGCGGTGATCTATGGAGGCTCTGGAACGTGAAAGACAACATTCTGAGGTAGTTGCCCAAAACCAATATTTGCGAGTGCTGAGGGTGGTCTCCTATCGATTTCTCATCTCAATCCGGACTATGTAGAAATCAAGACACTTGATGATCTTCGATGACTCCTCTCATTCCTCCGAAATAATAAGTGAGACTATGAGACCGTCGTGATTGATTCGATCACTGAGATCTCTGAGATCATCAAAGTATGAATCGAGAGAAAATCTGGAAAGAGTATGCAGATTCAAGATTATGGAACTCTTTCAAAAACAATTCGAGAAATTCTTCGATGATTCCGGGATCTAGATATGCATGTTGTGTTCATCGCACAGGAAAAATATGAGAAAGATGGAGACAAGATTGAGAAATATGTACCATCTCTCAATGGAAAATCAGCAGATGAGATTGCATACTTCATGGACGTTGTGTGATATATATATCTTGATCCATCAACCGGAGAGAGACGAGTGATCACAAACACAAACCACAAGACACTCTCGAAAGATCGAACTGGAAAGATCGGAAATAATACCGAGCCGGACTTCAAACAATGGATCGAGGCCGTGAAAGGTCTCCATATTATCAAAGAAGAGGAAACAGTTCAGAGCTACTCTGAACCTGAAGAGACAAAACAGGTTTCGGCACAAGAACCTGCCGGCACGCCAGAGGTTCCAGAATCGAAACCATACACAGCTCAAGCGGCTCCAGTTCCTGCCATTTCTCCAAAGCAAATCCAATTTGCTCAGGATCTCATGAATTATCTCACCGAGTGAATGGAGAGTGAGCAAGTATTGTCAAAAGTGAAATGATCCATATTCTCTTCGTGCGGTGTAAGACTCAAAGCAGATTCAATCAAGGATCTCTTGTCTCAACTTGATAAGGACCAAGCAACAAAGCTCATTGAATTTCTCAAACTGAGAAAGGAGGTTGAGATGGCAAAACGTTCTAAACAAGCACCGGTTCAACAATAATTTTTGATTATATGTCGCTATCAATCGGAGAAATAGACTCAGATGATGAAGATGAATGATTCAATGACATAGGAGTGGCACATATTCAATGTGAAGCACTCGTGCCATTCTATGAGTTACAAGTGAAATTGATCGTCGAGTGTACTGATCTTGAACCAGTCACATGGATTCGTCTCTATGCAGAGAAATTCCGTGACATAGTGGATCAAGATCCAACACTCACAGCATCACAGATAAAAAGAATGCTATATACATTCGAATCAAATTATAAATAATATTTTGCCATGCAAATATCTCCAATAGTTTCTGAATTCATCGCAAACGGTGGATTTCCAGTCAAGCACCTCTCATATTCTGCGATCTCTCAATACCTCAAAAATCCTCGGAGTTTCAAGATGAAATATATCGAGTATCAATTCGATGATGAAACCAATCCATCATTCTTGATAGGACAAGCGATCCATAAGGGATTGGAAATATATTTTCAACATCATATCGATACAAAGTGAGAATTTCTTGATACTGATCATGTGAAGTCGCTATCATGCACATATCTTGATCGTCTCATATTGATACAAGGAGCAAAGTGAATATCAAAGTATATCAAAAAGAATGGTGGATCATGTGAGTTTCCAACATTCATAAATGAACTCACAGATGAGGAGATCCACGAACATGTTCTCTCATGTGAAAAAGCACTTGAAGAGCATCTCTTGGATGTAGTCGAGTGAGAAGATGATGAGAGTATAAAAACTCGATCAGAGATGGCAACTGCAATCATAAACTCTCTCATCAAGTGGGGGAAATATACGATGGAGGATCTCTATGATGGAGTCAATAATGGTCTTGATAATTTCTTTGCTGCAAATCTTGAGCGTGGAAATCCTCTCTATACAGAGCGATCACAGACGGTGATCATATCAGATCAGAACGGTGACATGCTGCCAATACCTCTCAAGGTGATCACAGATCGTATTGATGAGATTGGTGATGGAATCGTCGACATTATCGACTACAAATCATGCGATAAATTCACGAATCAAGATGATGAGAAGATGAGCTTTGAACTTCAGGGAGCTGCGAATTTCTTTGCAGTGTATGCACTCACCGGAATGAGACCACGATCGATGAAATATATTGAGATTCTCAAAGATAAACCGGGTTATTTTTACCCTATTGATCCAGAGCGAAGACTCCTGAAAGACGATCTCATAGAGATTGCAACATGAGCATCAATCGAAATCGATAAGAAAGACAAGGTTGATGATATAAAAGTGAAACTCATAGAAGCATGAATACTCATACAAAAACCGGGAGTATCAGTCTATGAAATCAATTTTGATGAGCGAAATGACGTGCTCGATTTCTTTCTGGAGCTATACAAGCAAATGATCTCTTCAATAGCATTGGCAGAGATTGGAGGTGGAATATATCTCCCAAATATATTTGATATGTTTGACGGCCTCAAGAGTGCTCTCGACTTCAAAGAGATGGATGCAACTCCTCGTGAAAAAGTGGTTCTATGAACTTCTCAAGAGCCTACCAAAGATGACTCGAACCAAAAGAAACATGATGCATCCAATGGTTCTGATGATAATGATGAGTATGGTGACACTTTTTAGATTGACAGCACGGTCAAAAAAAATATAGTGCAATTGATATAAGAAACCGCAAAAACATATTGATTTTCAAAAAAAATCTATATAATGATTCTCGCTTTGGAGCTTGCTCCAAATGTCGAAAATCCCACTGAAAGAAATTTTGCGGTTTCTTCCATCAGTGGGGTTTTTATTTGCTCAAACTTATTTGTATGTTCAATGTAATTCGGATTCCTACAAAGTTTTCAAAGACAGTCAAAAGATTGTCGAATGATGAGAGACTTGAGCTTTTTGATCTTCTCATCACCATATGAGATTGATGAGAGGTACAACCTCCAGATAGCATGGTATGAGATCTCCTTTCTCTTATTTATGGTGAGTGGATGAATATGGAGTCGAAAAATTGAAACAAACGAGAGAAATCTAATATCAAATATGCTTCCGGGTGACTCGCAGAAGAGTGTCCGGGTTACTCGGACTCTAGAGTAGAGGAGAGTAGAATAGAAGAGAATAGAATAGAGGAGAGTAGAGTAGAGAATACAGTCGTCGAAAAATCGACGAACTCACATCAATCAGAATACGATCTTGCAATTTCTTTTTTAGAATATCAATCACAGAAAATAAATAAGTGAGAAGATCTAGACTATCCAGAATTTGCAGATACGAATACAGAAGAATGGAGGAAATTCATTTTATATTGGACCGAACCAACAAAAACAGGAAAAATACGAGCTCGACTCGAGAAAAGTTTTGAGATCCGGCGTCGATTTGCAACATGGATCGCGAGATCAAGTGATTTTTCAAGATCATTATCTAATCAAAAAACCGTATGAAAGCTATAATCCACACATACAACGCTATTGAGACCATGTCAGGCCGTGTACTTTTTACAGATGCAAGCATGAAAGATATCCTCGATACTCTCAAAAAATCAAATTTTGTTGAGATTGATGGATGTATCACAGCAGTGAATCAAGTCACACTTGTAAGGCCAGCAAATTGAAAAGAGTATTTCCAAAAATTTATTCTCCATACTCTCCATGTTTCGATACTCTGAAAAATGAAATCATGGATCGTGCAAATGGATGATCCAAGCATTGATGATATTTTTTCTCAGATCAGTATTTTTGAAGAAGAGGAGAAAAAGTATGCATCAGCATTGAGATCCATGACTCCAGAAGAACTTGAAAATAGAAGAAAGACCATTGCAGAGATGAAAAATAGATTCAAACCTTTCTCAGTTACTATTGATCCGAGGGAAATCAAACCGGACCGTGCATGGATCGATTGAAAAGAAGTAAAACCATAGAAAAACTCCCTTTCGGGAGCAATTCACCTTACGTGGTAGCGTATAGGCAGGAAGATCAAGCACGAAAATTATATGCAATAAATCGCATACACAAAGCAAACATTCGAGAAAAGATATGAAAACGAGGAAAATATATCATAAATATTTGCAAATATAAATAATAAGAGTACAATATGAGCACATTCAATGAATGAATATTTCCTTTATTCAAAAGTAATATGTACAAACCAACAAAAGAAGACCTCCTATCTCTCAAATTCAAACACAATGAGGATGATTATATGTACTATCACAGACTCAGTTGAAAGCTCACTCTTATGTATGATGATTTGCAAGATGATATGCACCTTGTATCGCATCCAAGGCACGTTGAGAGACAATTCATTGAGGTGGATATAGAGTCAAAACAAGATATTGAGAATTTGATTCGGATGTTTACTATTTATAAATAGATTTATGAGCTACACAATAGAACAACTCCTCTCACTGAGTGTGAGAGATCAATGTATCAAATCAACATATGATTCAATTCTCGTTGTACCAACAGGGAAGAGATCAGAAACATGATACATGCTTATGGCTATCGTTGGGATGAAAGATCGATGGGATCTTGTCGAAATAGCCGGATACTGCGAGACTATACTCTGGAAAGTATCAGAGTTCATCCATCCAAATATTGAGAATCTCAGAAGTGATATGGATGCTGAAACATGAGTGATGCACTATTTCACAGAATGAAAGTTTGAAGTATCAGCAATATTCTCTGATATTGCATATGTATCAGTAATTCATAAAAAATAGATGTATGAAAGTACTCATCACAAAACACTCAGAGACTGAGCGTGAGATACGATTCAACAAAGGCATTGAGGACGCACCAAAATGATTGCCAAGCGTAGAGAAAATTCTTTTTCCTATCGAGGTGCAGCGGTTCACAAAAGAAACGATACAGCAGGTTCAAAAAAGACTTCGTTTATTTATATAGTATGTATCCATATAAAGTAATATCGAACTCTCAGAGAGTTCAATTATGAGAAAACCTTATTCCATATTTCGTCGAATACGATAAGTGTTCAGATATTTTCTAAAACAATTCTATGAATGCAATAACATCCTTACATGATATGATCAATCACGTTCCTATGGTTCGGATTATAAAACAATGAGATCCTCGATATTGAGAAGAGTTTGATATAGCTTCGAATAGTTACAAAGATAAAATAGTATTTATCCAAAGATTGTGATGATTCTCAATATACAATTATGCTGATGTTCAGTTTCTTACTCCGGTCAAATACAAGTGACGATATATATGACTCTGAGACAAAATCAATCGATCTGAAGTATTTGATTATTGTTGGCACGATGACAAATGGAACGTACGAGTTGCATTTGGATGAAACTATACAAATATTGATATTCGGTCGGAAATACAAGTACAATCAAAGCTATTTGAACCACTATACGATTTCCAACCAAAGATTGAACTCACATCACAGGAAATGATTGATGAGTTGAGGCGAAGATGAGTATGTTTACAAGATGCTACAATAGAAGTATGAGCACCAACAAGCTATATACCAACATCTGGATCTACAGCACCTCGAAAATCTCATCTGAGTAATATTATTTTCATGAATGATTGAAATACTTTCTCCAGCATATAATAAGGCTTGCAGTTGGCTATTGAAAAATTGATATTCATATTGATCAATGCAATGATCTGCAAAAGTTTGATTCAAAAAATGAAAATGTTATATCGGAAAATGGAGAAATCTTTCATCACAAAATATATCAGATCTTGATGGTTACATAACAAGTACTAGATGATTCAGATCAAATGACGACTTTCAAAATTTATATTATATTTCTTTTTAATCTTTCCATATATGCAAAATAAAATCAATACAATCAAGAACATAGAAACACGACGCGAAGTCACAGAGATTTGTAAACGTCTTCAGATCCTACATAGGGAACTCACACGAAAAGAAATGAACGAACGTATACAAGCCCTCAATCTTCCGCTCTCAATTTATCTTTTCATCATGTGAAATTATAGCGAACTCATGTCACTTACTTATTCAAATCCCTCTCCATGATGGTGAGGCAGAAATAGTATTTTATAAAAAATAGTTATGCAAGAAAGAATAATTGCTCGAATATACGAGTGGAATGATCGAGTCGATGCACTCAGATCAAGTCCGGTGGCATTCAATGCAGACCAAGCGTGGCTTCTTCTCAAAGAAGAATACGAAGAGGAGAAGGAAGCACGAAAGAACTGAGATATTGAAGAGATTGCAGATGCACTTGCTGATCAATTTATCATTGCAATCTGAGAGCTTCGAAAGATTGGTATCAAGCAATGATCATTCGATCTTTGCACAAATAAAAATCCATTCATCGAAAAGAACGCTCACGCCTACTTCATCGTTGCTCAAAATGCTTGGTATGCTCTCTCATCAGTGAATCATGCTCAGAACTGGACAATTTGTGATAAGATACTCACCGAGGTGATCGACAAGCTATTCACAAGGTTTGGTGATGATTGCTATATCGATGAAAACAACAAGTTCAGAAAGTCCAGCACATACAAAAAACCTGATTTATCTTTTTTACTGAAGTAATATGTTTGATCAAACTTTCTGGGTTGTTGGAATAGTATTATTATTTATTTTTATAGCTCTCGTTGATCCAATGCCAACAATGGAGCAAAGAATACAAGAGCAATGATGAGAGCAAAGCTATTGCATAAAAAAATACCAAGATGAGATTCAAAGATACATTCCCGGGAGATGCATGAAATATTTTCTAAAATAAAGTTCTATGAAAACAGAATACAAAATCATCTCATGATACACTATGTGGTGAATAAATCGTGCAGTCAATAAGCACCTCGAGAAAGGTTGGGAACTCCAAGGTGGCGTCAATCGTATGTGGTTCACATTTTATCAAGCAATCATCAAAAAATGAGAATAAGCAAAAAGAATCTTGAACGTATCGAAAAGTGACTCGATATTATTCCATCTGAAGCGATGGAGTGAGAGGCATTCACTCTCTTTCTATATTGACGAATGGTGGATATTGAGTCAAAAGATGCGTGAGTTCTTGAATTCTCACATATTCCCAATGGTACATGGTCCAAGAATGGTGGAGTCAATATAAATCTCAAAAAACAATGAGTGAGAAAATGATCTCCTGATTATTTCATAGCAATCCGGAATACTCACGGTGAAGAGTCTCTCATATTTATTGAGTTGAAACGCATTGATTGAGGTGATGGTTGAAGCGATGAGCAAAAAAGGATGATCAAGATATTGGATTCAATACCAAACGTTGCAGCACACTTTGCATTTTGAGCAGAGCAAGCGATCGAGATACTTGAAAGATATATTGATATATAAAAACACGTCTTTTTATATCAAAAATGTTTGCATTTCCCGAGAAACTATATACAATGTTTCTTGTCAGGTGTGGAAATGCTTACTTCCACTAATGATACAGCCTAAACAGCTGATACACAAAAGCGAATGCATGCCGCGACTGTCCCTAGTTTGTGGGGTGAAAATAATTGTTCACGATAGGGGAGGTGCTATTATGGCACTACGCTATCGTGGATCGGTCCTTGTCCATGAGAGCATACCATGGGCAGGGATTGATCAAATATTCATATGGACCTCAACCGAATCGCAATAATCGGAAGTGTACTGAGCACTCCAGAGATTTCATACACTTGAAATGGTGATTGTTATGTACTCTTCGAAATCAGAACAGTCCACACTTTTCAGAAGCAATGAAGAGAAGTGAGTGAATATACAGATCTCCGGATTTTTCTATGGAACGGACTATGAATCTGGGCACGGTCCAATCTGAAGATATGAGACAAGATATATCTTGAGTGAAGACTCAGGATCAAGCGAGAGAAGAAGAATATTCCAAATGGAATGACAACTCTCGAGATTCCAGAGATCGTATGAGAAAAGATCATCCCTCACAAAGAAGAGATTATGCAACAGAGAAATCATCCAGAATTGCAATGATGATATATTGAACGCACTGTATCTCCTCCAAAATTCTCACCATCATGACATACATTTTATGACGACTAAAATCACAAAGATCTGAGCATACAAGCTCGTGGAAATAGCAGCCATTGAGAATATCGGATATCAAACAGCAATGCGAAGAAAGAAAAATTGAGACTACATCCAGATCATATCATGGACGTGAGATCAAAAGAAACAATCATGCCGGTATATTCCATCGGAAACATCCAAGATCATAAAAGAGGCGATGTTTGATAGAAATGTGATCGAACCTCCTGCAACAAATAAACGGATCAAAAAATCAGTAATCTTATAATTATGAGCTCAATCAATAAAGTCCTTATTCTCGGAAACCTCACAGCAGATCCAGAAATCAAAGAGACTCCATCAGGAAAGAAAGTTGCATCTTTCTCCGTTGCAACATCCATCAAGTGGAAGGATGACGCAGGAAATAAGCAAGAGAAGCCAGAGTTTCACCGTATTACAGCATGGGCACATCTTGCAGAGCTTGCAGAGAAATATCTTTCCAAGTGAAAGAAAGTGCACATCGAGTGACGTCTTGAAACTCGATCATGGGAGACTGATGATGGCCAGAAGAGATACTCAACATCTATCATAGCCGAGAGCATGATCTTACTCACTCCAAAGAGTGGAAGCAAAGAGCCTGATCCAACTGATGATGACGTTCCGGAAAGTCTCAAATCGAAATACGATGAGCCATCAAAGAACAATTCTCGAGTGAGTGATGAGATAAGTATTGATGATATTCCTTTTAGATAGAACCGTAATGTTCTAAAACTATATTGATAATATCAACTCCCTGCACGAGTATAACTGACAGCGTATGCTAACTACGAAAAAACCACAACGAGTTTTCCGCCAAGACATCGTCACTGTATCGTGGACGAAAAATGACAGCGTGGACACGACGACAAGAGTCACAGGTCACATTGCATCGCCTCCTAGTGGCGTGACTGGATAACCAACCAAGATGCAAATCTGCCAAGATGGGTCCAGAAATGGATTGTTCGCTAAAACGCCTTTCCTTTACCGGAAGGGTGATGAATAGAAGTCAACTCCATAGTGAATGACAGTAGAGTCAAATGAGAACATAACAATTTGACTCGAAATGATTGATCTAGAGTTATGGTGCGATCAGTAGAGCGTGGGCAAAATTCCCGCCTCTGAGTTGCTATTCATCACCTTTCTTATAAAAGCAAAATGAAAACAAAAAAGAATCTTTCTCAGAAAGAAATCGAGAGAAGACAATATCAATCATCGATCGATAAGCTTCAATCTGATACGAGCATTGAAAGAATAAAGCAGCAAGAGAAATCAAAGCTTCTTGCATTCACTCTTGCAATAGTTATTCTTTGCATATGTATCCTGATTGGATACTCTATATTCATTTCTTATTTTACAGTATAGTATGCAGAACCAACCGAAAACGAGTGCAGAGGAAATGAAAGATCATCTCAATATGCTAGAACGTAGAAGAGAGAAACAACGGCAATTCCTTATTGCTCAGGAAGTAAGAAAATCAGCACAAGAGAGACTCAGAAATATTATGAAGTAACCATCCAATGTATGATAAAGAATATCAAAGAACATGCCATTTCTGGTGATCCTATTGGAGAGCAGCAAGTGAAAGATATTTGAGTTTCAAAAGTTGCCGTATCAGTAGAGAAAAAGAAGAGAAAGTCACCAAAGAAAGTCAAATGAATCCGGAAAAAGATTGATGGAACCAAGGCAAAAAAACCATGGTGAAATCAGCAGAAAGTATGAGAGAAAAATGATATGGAAAAAGAGACGCTTGCACAAAAGCAAGAACGTGATAGTAAAATGCGGGTTTTACGATCACAACACGCATATTTGATGTGTGAATGATACGCTCAAGCACTGGGCTGCCGGGTTCGCTATAAGAAAACGAGCAAAGAACGCCTGATGTTTGCTGCCTTTATGGCACTTCCAGAATGCCGAGAAATGAATCAATGACAGTTTGCTGAATCGCTCTGAGTTCACTCAAATACGCTTCTCAATTGGAAATTTGATGCCATGGTGATGAAGGCTCGAAACGAGATCATGGAGCGTCACTTCATGCAATATACTCCAAATGTACTCATGGCACTTGTAAACAATGCACAGCGTACCAATCTCATCACTGGTCTTGGTGATGCTGCAATGATGAAACTCTATTTCCAGTATCTCGAGAAGTGGCAAGAAAAACTTGATGTAGATGTAACATCTGCATGATCGCAAATCGTATGGTGACTCGCTCCATCGCAATTTGTGGATCAAAGCAAGGTACCATCACAAGAAGAGCAAGAATCAGAGGAGGATGAATCAGATGATGAAGAGCCTGAAAGTGATAAAAGTGGTACATAATCACGTCCTTTCATATCAAATTCAATGGCAAAGAGCATGTATGATCCGTTCCCAAAGCAACTTGTCTTTCATAGCTCAACGGCACAAAATCGACTCTTTGGATGAGCTGCAGGACCGTGAAAGTCTCATGCATTCCGAATGGAGCTTGTAAGACTAGCACAATCAGCACCGAAAATGAGAATCGGTGCTTTTCGCCGCACATTCCCGGAACTAGAAGCATCAGTGATCATCCCTCTCCTCGAGATCCTGCCACGTTGAGCGTACAAATACAATGAGTCAAAACACGTGATGAAATTCCCGAATGGATCCTATATCAAGTTTGGGCATGTTCAATATGATAAGGACGTCTTCAGATACCAAGGTGAGGAGTTTGACGCCATAGGGATTGATGAGCTCACTCTCTTCAATGAGTTTCAATTCAAGTTTCTCAAGTCTCGTCTACGTACTACCAAGACATATGCAAAGCCGTGCTTCTTTGCTACTACCAATCCGGGAAACATTGGGCATGCATTCGTGAAGAGACTCTGGATCGAGGAGGATAGGGACGTATCAGAGAGCAAGGAATCATGGGAGTATATACCGGCTCTCGTATATGATAATCCTATCTTGATCAAGAATGATCCATCATACGTGGCACGTCTTGAGTGATTGCCAGAGGACCAAAAGAAAGCGATGTTATATGGTGACTGGGATGCTTTTGCTGGGCAGTACTTCAAAGAATGGAGAAAGGACGTGCACGTCGTGAGGCCTTTCAAGATACCGAATGAATGGCGTCGCATCATTGCTCTCGACTACTGATACACGAATCCATCAGCCGTGTTGTGGATAGCTATCGATCAGGATGATAATGCATACGTATATCGAGAAATCTATACAACAAAGAAGACATACTCGGAGCTATGCGATCAAATCAGAGACTCGATGAATGACGACGAAGTGATATTCGCACTGGTAGCAGATCCGGCACTTCAAGCGAAATCACCTGATACTGGAGTATCATTCTTCGACGTTGCGAAAAAGTACAAGTTCGATATAATTCCAGGAGTAAACGACCGCGTGCCATGATGGAATGTTTTGAGGTGATACCTCAAAGTCTCCGAGAATGAAAATCTTTGATGAACGGCAAGACTGAGAATATTCTCCAGCTGCGTGAATCTCATCAGAACACTCCCAACTCTCATCTATGATAAGGTCAAAGTTGAGGATCTGGACACTGATTGAGAGGACCACGCACCGGATGCACTCAGATATGGTCTCGTCTTTCTCTCAAAGAAAACAATTGGACTCATGGCAGTGAAACAACTCAACGAGGTGAAGAAAGAAGAAAGTGCAAGGCGTGGAAGGTCAAGCAACATCCCACTCATTGCAACTCGCTTCTAATCCAAAACCATATGGCAGGAAATACACTTGAAACCGTACAGTTGCCATCTCAGGAAAATTCTTGAGAGAACGTACAGAAAGCACGAAAGCTTCCTCTCAACGAGCTTTCTTTTGAAAAGTGATCATCGGGTACAAAACTATTTTGAGGCCAGATCTATGAGGAGTACAATGCGAATCTCTCAGGTCAAAGAGGTTTGGAGATTTATGAGCAAATGAGACGCTCAGACGCTCAAGTGTATGCAACACTCACAGCAATGGAGCTTCCTATACGTTCCACTCTATGGTATGTTGAGGCTGGAGCGACTACCGATGAAGCATGAGAGGACACTATCACAGATGAAGACTATGCAATAGCGGCTTTTATTGAAGACGCTCTTTTTGCACGTATGGAGATGACATTCGATGAGTTTCTCAGACAGGTGCTCACGATGCTCCCTTTCTGATTCTCAGTATTCGAGAAAGTGTACAAAGTGGAGTGAGACAAGATATATATCAAGAAGTTTGCACAACGTCTTGCACGTACTGTGTGGCAGTGGAAGCGATCAGAGAGTGGCCGTCCTGGAATCGTTCAGTTCGTACCAATGAATGATGAAAAGAAGCCGTCAAATATTGAGATCCCTGCAGAAAAACTCATTGTATTTACATTCAGAAAGGAATGAGACAACTTTGAGTGAGTATCAGTACTCAGATCAGCATACAAGCACTGGTATATCAAAGATTCGCTCTATAAGCTTGATGCAGTGAAGCATGAGAGACAAGCAATAGGAATTCCAGTTCTCTCCCTCCCTGATATTCATACAAAAGAGGATGAAGCAGAAGCAGAATTGATTCTCTCAAATCTTCGAGCTACTGAGAAATCATACGTTGTCTTACCTGGTGAAAAATGGGACTTCGAGTTTGCAAACATGGGAGCATGAACAACGGCAAACGTTCAAGAATCGATCATGCATCATAACCGAGAGATTTCAAAGAATATTCTTGCTCAGTTCTTGGAGCTCGGGGCATCTGGTGGATGATCGTATGCTCTCTCTGAGGACCAACAATCTCTATTCATGCTCTCTCTCTCATCTATTGCAAAACAGATTGCAGAGCAGATCAACCGTGAAATTATTCCGGAGCTTGTAGAGCTGAACTTCGATATAAAAGAGAATCAAGTATATCCGAAGCTATGCTTCAACCGTCTCGGTGAAGTTGCATACGATAAACTCTCATCATCAATCGCAACTCTTGCCGGTGCTGGTATCATCACTCCAGATGAAGAGCTTGAAGAGCATATCAGAAAGGTGTTCGATCTCCCAAAGAAGATGGAAGAGGAGGAAGGAATGGAAGAAGATCCAATGGCTATGGATCCAGAAGAGGAAGACACGTCCGAGATGGATCAATCAGCTGAGGAAGTTGCACAAGAAGAAGCTCCACAGGAAATGACGCCAGAAGAAGAGGACGCGAAATCAGAAGAAGAGCTTGCCTCTCTCGAAAAAGAATTGCATGTACTCGAGGCATCTGAACTCGGAGATATTGCAATCAATCTTTCCGAATCATTCTCAGAGAACGAGATCATGTCTCATATGTTCAAAGCTCCAGTAGATAATGAGACCAAGAAGAAGATCTCTGAGGCACTCAAAGAATATTGGAGGACTCACAGCAAGAAAACTCCTGATGATCTTGCAAGAGCTCAGAAGCTCGCGACAAGCAAGACAAAGAGTGCTACATCAAGCATATCAGAAGCAACGAAATCATATCAGAAAAATATTGCACCTTTGAAAGCAAAGCTTGATGAGATCAAGAAGCTCAAAGACTCAGTATGATACGGCAAGCGAGATCCAAAGACACGATCTCAGATCAAAGCAATGGCAAGCGAGATCCGTTCTGAAATCAAGCGTATGAGATCTGAGAAAGATGTGAACGTCAAAGCACTCAGAGAGATCAAAAAGAATGCTATGAATAGCAAAAAGGAAGTGAATGCAGAGATCAAGCGTCGATCTCAAGCGATCGAGTGAGTGATCAAGAAGATGAAAGAAGACGTGAAATCAAAGAATGCTACACGTTCAGAATCAATCCGATCACTCGCAGATCAGGTGAAGATGAACAATGCAACCGTCAAATCCATCTATGATCAAGCGAAATCACAAGCAGGTGGAAAGAAAGGAAAGGAGAAATCTGAGATCATGAAGAATGCAAAGAGTCTTGCTGATGGTGTGAGAAAGGAGAATGAAACTCTCCGAAATGCAGCAAGAAAACTCAGAGATGAATCAAGATCCGAGAAAGACAATGCAACAAAGAAAGCGGATACAATCCGGGATGCTGCATGAATGAAAAAGACCAAGAAAGATATTGAAGTTGACACAGAACTTGCGAAGAAACTCTGATTCTCAGACGTTGACGATATGATTGCATTTTCTGAATCAAAATCTATCTTTGATCCTCGTGTAATCCTTAACGTTCAAAACCATGACGATCAAGTGTAGTCACGAACTATCGGAGAACGTCTCACTCTACTTTGCAGAGAGTGCATATATCACCAACGATGTGATTGATGCACTCTATGCGATGTGTGAAAGTGACGAAGACCGGCAAAAAGTAAAGGCTTTCTGATTTATTCGTAATCCATACGAAGATACAGCGGGTCTTTTGACTTTTGCAGAGAGAAAGATCAACCTTGTGAATATCGAGCGTACTTTCAATCAGACTGAGGAGAGTTTTCTTGCTGAGGTGAAGAAGGTGACAAATCAGAAGAAAGATGAGTACATGAAGAAGATTGAAAAATCTATCATGGACAAAGACTTTGAGAGTCTTGCGAGTCTCAAGCCAAACATATGATGAGATATTGCGAAGATCTATGCGGATAATATGAAGACCGTGTTTGAAGTAGGGAAAAAGACAGCATCAGATGAACTCGGTGTCACTTCTCCAGAGACAAACAAAGACGTGCGGTGACTCTATAGGGCACAAGCTCAACAGATGGAGGACAAGATCGCAAATGAGATGGCTATCACTGCACAATCTGAGGCACTCTACAACATAGCCAGGGGAGCCGTGGCATCATATACGCTTGATATGGTACAAAAGGCAGTCGACACAAAGCTCTCAAAGATTGTTGTGGCTTCTGGTACTCAAGCAATGGGCGGAGCATTCAATACAGGGCGTCTTGCAGTCTTTGAGAAGCATCGCGACATGATATATGCATTCCAATATACAGCCGTACTCGATCGCAGAACCACAAATCTCTGTATGAGTCTCAATGGCCGTGTTATTGGTCCGAATGATTCTGATTTCTATCGTCTAGCACCTCCAAATCATACAGGGTGCCGCTCATTCTGGGTGGAAATACTCAGAGATGAGTTTATCAAACCGGCAATCGAGTGAATACCGGATAGCATTCCACGAAATCGAACCGGTCTCACAAACTTTCAGGATCTTCAAAAGATCATACCGTACAAGCCAAAGAGTGCAGCCACTCCAGATGAGGCAAGAATTCAAAGAGAGTGAGTACTCAGACAACTTGTGAAAGATCTTCAGGAAAAAGGCGTGAAGATGAAGACAATTGCAACCGTTGCAGAGATTCCAGTGGTTGAGAAGTTCACTCCATACGTTCCCGCAAAATCTTTTGATGAGCTGGATGAGAGAGCGAAGCAATATTTCAAGAATATAGAATGAAACTTTCGACACTTCAAAGATATTGAAATGTGAAATGGAATCATGGAGGCTATACATAATGTTCATCAAAAAGCACCAAAATTGCAGATTCAAGAGCTTACGATGAAGAATGTGAAGTTGAAAGGTGCGACTGCTAGTATGTCGCGTAATTGACTCTATGATAATATTGCACTGAGGTTCAATCAGAAAAATATTCTTGAAAGAGAAGCTGAGAAGCTTTCTGATATAAATGCAAAACATATCATAGAGCTTTGAAAAAGGATTGAACGATACAAAGCTGATACATGAAACTCGATGGCCTCCTATTATATCAAGAGCTATGAGGCACAGATTGAGAAGCTCAAGAAACAATCAGATGTATGGACCGTGAGTCAATTACTTGATTCAACAAAATGACAAGCAGTATCAACAACATATCATGAATTAGGCCATGCAATAGATAATATCCTATCATGAGCAGTGAAGAGAAAAAGCTTTGCAAGAAAAATCGATTGAGATGATGATCTCGTGAAATTTGCATCCGATCGTGATCAATTGATACGAAACATCAGAGATGAAGCCAAAAAAGATAAATCAATCCTTTCCGAATATGGAAAGACAAATGCTCAAGAAGCTTTCGCAGAGTCTCATGCCGCCTATTGGATGTGACAAAAAGAACGGCTCACTCCAGAGGTCAACAAATTCTTTGATGATCTCTATGATCATTTCTCTAAATAATCGCCTATGATAACAATACAAAACGTCAGTGATCTCTATCCATGAAAGATGGTGTCAGTTGTTGACGAATGATTCGAACTCTTCGATATAGAGACAGCAAAGACCGAGTTCAAATCCTATGATGCAATCGTCGAGGAGATCAAGCAAGAACAAGGGACTCCAAGCGATGAACAAATCAATCCTTAACATTGAGGATGGGAGAACGTATACCAAGCAAGAAGCAATGCAACTTTTTCTTGTTTTGCGTGAAGTTCTCAATATAATACTCGCAGACATTGTTGGTAGCGATTGTCAGGAGTATTCAAGCAACGATATTTTCGAGCTTTTATCTTCAAAACGATCAAGATAATATGGACAAAGCACTCAAACATTTCTACAATAAGTGTGTCTCTTTCGCAGAGCTCACACAAGTTGCAGACGGTGCACGTTCAACAATCCAAGTACTCAGGACATGATCATGGAATCATCCAGTATATGGATCTTTTAGCGTGTCCGAATCTACTCTCGATGAATTTGTTTTGAATTTCAGAAATAACGTGCGAGGAGTTGATCTCTGTGTCGATGTGAATCACGATCCGGATCATAGAGCGATATGATGGTATCGTGAAGTGTATCGATCAGGTGATCAGCTCTTTGCTGATATAGAATGGACTGATGAGGGAGCAATGATTGTAAACTCAAAAGCCTATCGCTATTTCTCCCCGGAGCTATACTTCTCATTCCGTGATGAGATGACTGGGGAGGAAATGCGAAATGTTCTCATCGGATGAGGTATCACGAATCGTCCATTCTTCAAAGGAATGAAAGCCTTGAAAATGTCCGAGGAAGCCGGTATTGACTCCCGATCAGATTCAACCTTATATTTTTTCAATAATGATATGAAAAAGCAATTCTCAGAGATTGCATCTGAGCTCAAAACGCTCGAAAAAATCTCAAAAGATCAGCTCGACTCCGCAAAGCTTGCATTCGAAGAACTCTCACAAGATGATCAAACATCAAACAAGGAGGAGATGGATGCAATCGAAGCGAAACTCCAAGAGGACAACTCAGGAGGTGACAATGGTGACGAAGGAAAGAATGATGATGCTGAAAATGGTGGACAAGAAGGTCAAAATATTCAGGCTTCTGAGTCAATCAATGCAGCTCTCTTTGCTGAGGTTGGTCTCAATATTGATCAGATCAAAGACATGCAGAGAAAATTCTCTGAGATGGAGCGAGCAGCAAAATTTGCAGAGACTGAAAAGAAGATTGATACTCTCATTTTCTCTGAGTCAAACAAAAGCGGTGTTATTCTCCCGAAGTCGAAAGAGAAGATGCTCTCATTTTCTACAAAGCTTTCAGATCCAGTACTAGAAGAATTCCTCGGACTCTTCAAGTCAAACATCTTCAGAACATTCGATACAAAGGAAGTTGGATCACATGAATCACATTCATTCAACGTGCCAGAGGTACCTACAGGGTACAATCGAGCTGGATTCATACTTGACTTCTATGCGAAAGACTTTCAAACAAAAACAGAAGGTCTCAAATATGAAGAAGCAATGAAGATGGCACATAAATTCATCGCAGAAAACGGTATTCAATAGGCATTCTTATTTGTCGGAGGGTATCCAGTCCACGAGACAATAGAAAAAGGATAGATCAAGCATTCTATTTCCTTTCCTCTCTTATATGGAAAATTACAACAGTATTACAGGGATTGCAAACGCTGCAATTGCTGAAAAACTCGCGGTGATGATGGATGCATCAGTTGCTGATGGAGTAAAACTCCCAACAGGAGCAACGGTTGAGATCGTTGGTATTACTCGATCAAAGACAACTGCATCAGGTCAATCAATCGAAGTTCAGCTCTCAGGTCTTGCAAAAGTAACTGCTGCAGGAACTATTGCACGTGGTGACTATGTAAAAGTTGATACAGCTGGTAAGGTTGTCACAACTGTAACCGGTGCCGATAAAGCGATCGGAGTTTGTTCAAAGGGTGGTGCATCTGGTGAAACAGTCACGATTCTCCTCAAACGATTCACTGTCTAATTTATCTACATAATCATATACCTATATGAACGTCAAAGATCTACACATCGATGCCGCCTTGACGAATCTATCAGTATCATATTCTCCTTCTGGGTTTATTGCTGATATAGTCGCTCCAATCACTACAGTCTCAAAAGAGTCTGATAAATACTACGTATGGGATCGAGCTGATTCATTCCGTACATACGATGATAAGCTCGCTCAGGGAGCAGTTGCAAAAACAATTGATTTTGCACTCTCAAATGACTCATACTTTGCTGAAGAATACGGTCTCCGTACTCGTATTGTATGGCGTGAACTTTCAAATGCAGATGTTGCACTTCGTCTTGAGCAATCAAAGACAAAGAAGTTGAAAGATTCTCTTCTTCTCTCTCGAGAAAAGCGTGTTGCAACTCTTGCACTTGCAACAGGTTCATATGCTGCTGGTCTCTCTACAACTTACTCTGGAGCATCTCAATGGAATAATGTCTCATATGCTGGTGACATTGTGAAAGAAATTGACGCAGCAAAAGAGGCAGTACGTGCAGCATGTGGAAGTATGCCAAATACTATCATCATCCCGGCAGCAGTGATCCCAACAATGACGAATCATTCATCATATCGTGATCATTACAAGTACACAGCAAATGATATTTCTGGAAATGGACTCCCTGCAGTTCTCCGTGGTCTCAAAGTTGTTGTACCGGGTGCTCAAAACACTACTTCGAATGAAGGAGCTGCAACAGCATCAGTTGGTGACATCTGGGGAAAGAATATCATCATTGCATATATTGATCCAACAGATGGAATCGATTCATTCACACTCATGAAAACATTTCGTGCTCAAGAATGGATGACTCGAAAATATGACATCGAAGCAGAACGCTCAATGTATATCGAGACAACAACAATTGAAGACGTGAAAGTCGTTTCAAATGTTGCTGGATACCTCATCAAAGCGGTTATTGCCTAGCTTTCTAGGATTCCTCACTCAGTGGGGGATCTCATGAAGGCATGTCGTCTTCTAATTCCTTATATTTTCTATATGAAAAAGTATACACTCACATCAGGGCTTTCACTTGACGGTGAAACATACAATGCAGGTGACAAAGTAGCACTCACAGAAGAACAAGCAATTGAGCTTGCAGAGATCATTGATAATACTCCAACTCTTGAGGAGACTCCAGAAGATACATCAAAGTCAATCAAGAAAATGAACGTTGAAGAATTGATTGGTGTGATGACTGGATATGGTATTGAGTTTGATCCAAACGGTACAAAGAAAGACTTCATTGCACTCATCGAGGCACATGAAGCATCAAATCCTGCGTAATACCCACAAGGGGAGGTGGACAAATTCCCCTTCCCTTTATTTATAGCGTACAATATGGACTTCTCACCAAATACTCTCAAACCGTGGATTGATCTCATCGTTGTATACGGTGGTACATTGGTTTTATTCTCTGCAATGCTCTTCTTCGGTCTTCGATATGCGAATTTCTATCTTGATATTGTAATCAGTAGGCATTGACGAAAGTGAGTTGAGAAAATACGAGAAATCCATGAAGATATCGACAAAGAGGAAAATGAAAGAAGCCGTGCACAGATGCGGGCAATACAAAAGTACCTCGATGATCAATCTGATGCGATATTTGCTCAGTGAGTCGATCGAGTCAATGTATGGGTCAATCATAATGGTACACGTGCAGGAAAATTTCACTTCATTTTCTATTCTCTGATCGCAGAGCTTGTAAACACATGAGTGAAATGATTCGGGTATTCAAATATACAGCCTGGACGCCTTCCATACTACGTATTCGCAGATTATGAGGAGGAGATTGCACAGAGATGATTCGTATTCAAGCAATACAGTGAGCTCAAATGAACTCCTCTCGCTATTGCAAAGGACTTCTGAACAAAGACCGTATATTGACTCCCTCTCAGCTCAATCAATGGCATGAAGGTATCATGAATCATCTTCTTCACGTCAGTACATAACAGTATGGAAGAGATACCAAACATTGACAATATAGCAAATGATGTTCGAGCACTCCTAATATAGCAACATGGCAGCAACATATAGCACTACAGCAAGCATCAGAGATGATGCATGATTCGCTTGAAATACATATATCGTAGATGCATCAATCGATATACAGCGTACAAGAGCATATGCACTCATAAATTCATACGTTGGAACTCGGTATACTGTACCATCTCTCGCAGATTCAAACTTCATAGGATCTCCCGCATCACAACTTCTTGAGAGTATCGAGATCACTATTGGTGGTGCGTATCTTCTCATAAAAGAATATGGTCCGGCCGGACGTGATACCGACAAAGATTGATACAGACGACTCGAGGATGTGAAGATACTTCTTTCAGAGATACGAGATGGAAAGATTTCTCTCTTTGGGAATGATGGCCATCTCCTGCCTACTGTGCAGCAAGAAGATCAATCAAGTGGAACCATCAGAGCATATACAACCGATGAGCCTCCACGATTCTCTGTAGATGATAACTTCTAATACTTCCTATGGCATTTCTCGAATTCCGCGTCGATGGTGAAAAGGTCCTCTCTCGAAATCTCCGAATCATTGCAGATGATGTATGAGATATGCAGAAGGAACTTTGACAAATTGGTGAACTTGTGAGAGTGTCAGCAAGAGAAAATATTGATCGTGGATGATCTGAGACTGGTGGGAAGTGGAAGCCGCTCTCACAGAGAACTCAGGAGATGCGTGCAAAGGGTCGGTGATACTATAGGAACGCTCCGAGTGGTGCTAGTGCATCAGGTCCAATACTCAAGTGGACATGAAAGATGCAGAACGCATTCAAATCAGAGCCTGAGAGCTTACAAGTGACGATCTCAAATCCGACTCTCTATTTCAAGTATCATCAGAGTAAGGAGCGAGACAGTGGACGACTCCCGAGGCGTCTCATGTTGGAGCTATCACAGACCGATAAGATGCAAGCAATGAGTATTCTTGCAAAGTGACTCAATAAAAAGCTTGCGTGATGAAATTATGGGCGTCAATTCTAATACTCTTCTATGGAAAAAGTAATACGAGGCATTGTAGAAATACTCACCAATGCTCGGACAGCAGCAATCACAGGTGATCCAATAAAGATCGTCAAAGGTATTTTCTTTTGAGATCCGATACTCATCCCGATCTCACAGCTCCCTGCAATCGTTGTTGCTCCGGTATCAGATACGATCACAGCTCGAGGGACACAGTATGATCAAGCAGATGCAACGATTCGAGTCAAGCTGGTACAGAATCTCAAAGATGATCTCGGATCAAATACTCTTGCTCCGGAAAATCTGAAGCTTGCTGAATATGCGATCCAACTCATGGAGCAGAGAGACACAAACGGAAAAATAAAAACAGTGTCAATCACTGGTGCTCTCAGGGCACAGCCAGAATTGCCGTATCAGTGATCAAAGTCAGTGGATTGGAATGGTTCGTATAGCATAGAGTATGGCTTCACAGACGTGCGGTGATACATTGCTTTTGAGACAACACTCACCATAGCAGTGAAGACCATCTCTGATCGCTTATAATTCATCATCTTCTCTCATATGAACAGAATTCTCAAGAACATGTCCGATCGCGTGCAATGCATCCACTGATTCGTGGCTTTCGAGCCATGAGAGGTGCGATCATTCACGAATGAGGACGCTGAGTACATCCTCGCGAATCCTTTTTTTGCAGAAATCACGGAAGACATCGACACGGAAGATGTAGAACGTGAGAGTGCAAAGAAAGCCAAGCAGAAAGTCTCAAAATAATATCTTTTCATCATTTCATCTATGGCATCAACTCGCCTATGATACCTCGCAGTCAAAAAAGAGACAACGAGAGGGACAGTAGTGAAGCCGACAAACTTCCTACGGTTCAAAGAATGATCCATTGAGTACGCTCAGGAGATCATTGAAAACAATCCAATCCAAAATGTGAGATGGAATGCCATCAATCCAGTACCCGGAAAGGTGACGACTGATGGTTCTTACTCATTCGATGGTGACGCTCGCGAAATCGGGTACTTTCTTATGGCCGGACTCGGTACATATAGCGTGGCTTCGGCTGGTACTGGTGCATATAAGCATACATTCAACACAGCAAACAAGCTTCCATCACTCTCTCTTGAACAGCTTCAGGGTGATTCGACTGGTACTGATAATGTAGTATCTCGAGCATTCGGAGTTCTTGTCGATAAATTTGAGCTCAATGGATCTGATGGAATTATCGGTTTCAGTGCTGATGTAAAAGCGACAGGAGTATTTCTCAAGTCAAATCTCTTGGCTACAGCAGCAATCGGAACGCCTTCGACTATTGAGATACAATCATCTGAAGGTCTTGTGGTTGGTGATCTCATCACAGTTGCTGAAACATCTGGTGCTCTATCGACTGAGAACACTGCAATTGTTGCAGTGACTGATGGTGATACTATCACTGCCAATCTTGCAGCTGAAAAAACTCTTGCAAATGCTCCAAAAGTTGAGCTTCGTGCACAGACTCCAAGTTTCTCAGCATCTCCAAAGGTCTTCTCATTTATTCATGCGAAGTTTCAGTTCGGTGCAAATCTTACAGCGGCAGCATCTGCAACTGAGGAAAATATCGAGAACTGGACATTCACATATATGAACAATCTCGAGGAGAGATACGGATCTCTGAGAGCTACTCCATCAGTTATTGCTGAGAAGGGGGCAAATGCAACTATCAAATATTCAAAGTTCTTTGAGACTCGTACAGATCGTGATCGCTATCTTGATCAGACTCGTCGTGCATGTATTCTCACTCTTGAGCTCCCAGAAAAAGCTGGTACATCGCCAAACAATATATCACTTGTGATAAAAATGAGTGATGTACGCTTCACCGGTTACAAGATGGACACAGGTGCAGATGATGTATTTGTTGCAGAAATGGAAGCATCACTCTTCTACGATTCAACTGATGCAAAGGCTCTTGTGATTGAACTCACAAATGATCTTGCAGACTACGCAGCGTAAACAAAAAGGACTCTCTCTTCGAGAGTTTCTTTTTTTTTGCTTTTTGCTATAATAAAGCCATATATTTTCACCGCAAACATATGCAAAAGATAATCATTCAAGATACACGAAGAACGGAAACAATCTCGCTTCCATCATACGAATGATCACAGGTTGTTGTATACAAAGATCTCAACATTGGACAGCAAAGAGCCTTGCAGAATTACACTGATAATTTTGAGAGAGGTCTTGCAGCTTCTCAGATTGCCATCAAAGAATGGAACTTGTACGCTGATGAAAATACTCCTCTCCCAATCACCGTGGAGACGCTCGAGAAGTTCAATGAAAAAGATCTCATGGCTATCTTCTCAGCAATCACAGGGAAAACAACTGAGGAGCTTCAATCAATGGGCTCTGGAGATGTAAAAAAAAATACAGTGAACGAATAAACCGGATAACAAAGAGGCTCATTCGAAGTAGATCATGAACTCAGTCCGCATATATTCCAGAATCTGAATATGAAGCGGTTCAATTCCTCTCTGATTTCGTGCTCATGGATCGGTTCTGATGGACTCCAAGGCAGATCGAGGAGCTCACAGAGTTCGAATATGAAGCAACTCTTTCCGTAATAGATACACTTGGTTCTATGGAAAAAAGCGAAAGAGAGAAAAAGGGAAATCGAGCAAAAAAATAATCCTTTCTCAATATGGCTGAAAACTCTTTGAATGTAATAATCAAGCTCACGGACAACGCGTCCGCGGGCTTGAAGTCGTTTGCGGACTGAGTCGACAAGACATGAGACAAAATCAATAATACAACTCAATCAGCTCAGACGTTCACGAAAGTCGTGACTGGTGTTGGTGCAGTTGTTGGATGATATGCAGTCAAAACCTTCATGGATTTTGAGAAGACGATGAGCGGTGTGAAAGCCGTTCTCGCTCCTACTACTGAGGAATTTTGAGCACTCCAATCAAAAGTGAAGCAACTCGGAGCAGATACAGTATTCTCACAGGGTGAAATTGCTCGAGCAACTGAAGAGCTTGCAAAGAATGGACTCAATACAGCTCAGATTCTATGAGGTGCTCTTGATGCCACAGCAAACTTTGCGAGTGCCGCTGGTACTGATCTCACAAATGCTGGTACGATCATGAGTGATGCGATGAATATATTTCGATTATCCGCAGGAGATGCAGCAAAGGCAGTCGATCAGATGACAGGCGTGACAGTTGTATCAAAATTCGGTGCTCAAGATTATGCACTCGCTCTCGCACAAGGTGGTGCAGCTGCGAAAGTAGCGTGAGTATCTTTCGAAGATTTCAATACATCGATAGCGGCAATATCAAACTGATTTGCTTCTGGTAGTGATGCTGGTACATCTTTCAAAACATTCATGCAACGACTCGTTCCTCAAAGCGATGCGGCAGCAGCAGCAATGGAGAAATTATGATTCAATGCTTTTGACGCGTCAGGTGCTCTCAGGCCTATGTCAGAAATCGCGGGAAATTTGAAGAAATCTCTTGCATGATTGACAGATGAACAAAGAAATCAGGCACTCACAACCATATTCTGATCTGATGCACTCAGGGCAGCAGCTATGCTTGCAGAAACTGGAGCAGAATGATTCGATAAACTTGGTGAGAGCATAGGAAAAGTAAACGCAGCAGAACAAGCAGCAACTCGACTTGATAATCTCTCCGGATCGTTTGAGCGTCTCAAAGGTACCGTTGACGTAATGATGACAAATCTTGGTGCGACTATTGGTGAGAAGCTTCGTCCTGCGATCGATGGTCTCAATAATGCATTGAGTACCATGTGAGATTGGTGGAAAAGTCTTTCACCTGAGATGCAGGGAGCTATCACAACAATTGGTGCTATTGTTGCAGTTCTTGCAGGCCTTGTATTCGCTATCGGTGCGGTTGGTATAGTGATTTGACCGGTACTCGGTGCATTCTCAGCAGCTGCATGAGCAATTGCCTTTCTTGTATCTCCTATCGGTCTTCTGATTGCAGCACTCTCAGCACTCTGAGCAGCATACGCGACAAATTTCATGTGATTTCGTGATACAGTGAATTCAGTATTCGCAGCAGCAAAGCCGCTCTTTGATGTATTTATTGCAACAATGTCAGTATTTGTTGCACAAGTTGTTGCATATATCAATCTTCTCAAAGAGCCTTTCATGACGATATGGGAAACAATCAAACCGGCCGTGATGTGATTTCTCGAAATATTTTGAACAGCATTCAAAGAAACATTCGACAATATAATCACCGTGCTTTCATGAGCTTGGCAAATTATATCAGGACTCTTTCAGATCTGATTCAACGTGGTCGTTTGATTGTTTACAGTATTTCTTGATGTACTTACAGGAAACTGGTCTTGAGCATGGGAAGCAATGAAAACAATGTTGTTTTGAGTATGGGAATGAATAAAGCTCGTGTTCTCTGGGGCCTTCACCGTTCTTGAATGAATATTCAAACAATTCATCACCAATATGAAGCTCACATTCGGTCTTTTTTGGGAAGCTCTCAAAACGATCGTGACAGTATGATGGACTTGAATCAAGTGAGTTGTCACGGATATGTGGAATGGGATGAAACTTCTTTTCACTGATGGTGACAAGATGATCGCGTGAATATGGACTTGATTCACGAATGGACTCAAGTCCGCTATGGAATGAGCTTGGAATGGTATCAAATCAACTATTGCAAGCGGTATCAATTGGATGATTGAGAAGATCAACAAACTTATTGAGAGTATCAATTCCGCGGCTGGTGGTGTTGGTGTGAATATCAATAAAATACAGCCGGTGACATTCCAAACATGATGAATCGTACCATGATTCGGATCATATCAATCGGGTGGAATCATATCAGGTGGAAAAAATCCAGCTTCTCATGATAAAATTCCCGCAATGCTTGATCCCGGTGAACTTATTTTGAACAGAGCACAGCAGGGAAATCTTGCAGAACAGATGAAGGCATCATGAAATCAATCATCAGCACCGACAATGATCGTACAGGTGACAGGGAATTCATTCTATGGATCTGATTCAGATTTTGCCGAGAAAGTCGGTGATGCTATCTTTGAAAAATTCAACGTTCATCAGGCTCTCCCTTGATTCTAGCCATACCATTATATGATTCGAACCTATGTAAACGATACCGACGTCACATCATCGGTGGAGTATGGATCGCTCCAGATAACAGATCAACTCAACAACCGGAGAAATACCGCTAAATTTCGTGCTTTTGACACGACTATTAGTGAAGCTCAGGTTGTTGAGATTTTTCGATGAGCGAAGTTGACAGCGTCAGCAACGGCAGGAACATCAAGTATTATTGTTGACGATATTTTTGAGCAATCACAATTCTTCTATACAGGACGAAAAATATTGATCGGGTATCGTGGTTCGAATGAAGAAGTGGTCTATGTTCAAAGCGTCAATTATGGAACCAATACAATCACAATAGTTTGAACACTTCGAGAGACTCACGCAATCTGAGAGATGATCTGATGTGAAATATTTGCAGGCGTGACGCTCAAGAATCCAGTTGAGGAGATTGGAAAATCGGATACTCGATCCTATAGTGTAGACGTTGCAGATTTTTCTGCAATGCTTGATCAGAAAGTTGTCGTTGATACGTATGAGGATATGTACGCGAGAGAAATCATCTGAAGAATCGTATATCAATTCACGACTGATGATGCTCGAACGGATCTCAATGAATGTGAGGTACTCACAGGAATCACGACATCATGAGTGGCAATCACTCCTACACTCTCCACAGATGCAATATATAAGATCAACAGCATCAATCTTGGTGCGAGTGGTGCTTGAGTTGCTACCTATCGTTTTCCGATCGCATGATCTCCAATTGATCTCACTCTCTACAATCGAATCAGAGCATGGATCAAGATCATGGATCTCCCTGATAGTTTTATCAGCTCGATCACGTGCCGTATTATCGATGGAACTTGAAAGAAATTTGAATGGAATGATGGCATCATAAGTGGTCCAGGGTGGAGCTATGATTCGTTTGATTTTACACGTGCCAAGTGGATTTGATGAACTCCAAGCAAGACAACAGCAACCTATTTTGAAATTGAATTTGTAGCACTCCAAGCAATCACACTTTGAAACATCAAGATTGATCGAATATCATCGACATCAGGTGGATTCACTATACGTGGAACGACAAAAGGAAATATTCTCTTCAAAGATGTGAGGGCACAGTATAAAAAACCATCAACATTTATTGAAGCACTCGCAAAAAACAATGGTTTTTTCTGGTACGTATCGACTGAGAAAGATGTGCAATTCTTTGCATCTGAGGATCGTATTGCTCCAATGGTCGTCACTGATACTTCAACAAATTTCAACAAGCTCAAGATCACAGCAGATATCACAAATCTCAAGAACCGGCAAACAGTGCGAGGTGGGCAGGCTCCAGACTCTAATCTATACGAGCAGTTTCATGTTTGTGATGGTGAGGAGACTTCATATCGTCTTGATTATCCTCCGAAATGACTCAATATATATGTTGATACTGGTGGATGATTTGTACTCAAGACACTTGGAGTAGAAAATCTCGTTCCTGATAGCTCCGTTGAGTTTGTTTTCAATTTCTCTGAGAAGACAGTACGAAATGGATCTATTGCAACTCTGAGTGCTGGAAGCGTGATCAAGATGGAATATTATCCATACAAAGATATACGAGTGCAGATACGAAATCAAGCTTCGATCGATCTCATGAAATCACTTCTATGAGGTGATGGAATATTTGATGGATCGGTTATATCTGATGCATCCATCAAGACGTTTGATGAGGGAAGATCAAGAGCGAGAGCAGAGATCAATGCATATGCAAATCCTATTCTCTCAGGAAATTTTGAGACTGAAATGGATGGCCTTGAAGCCGGACAAATTATCCACATCACATATCCACTATTCTCAATCGATTCTGATTTTGTAATACAGAAAGTAGATACGAAGCAGAAGACGATTGATTGACCGATGCTCTATAGCGTATCATGTTGATCAAGCATGTACGGACTCACTGAATTTTTTCAATATCTTTTGAAACGTGACGGGACTTGATCAATCGATGTTGCTGAGATCGTGGATGTAGTGCAAACCATAGATGAGACGCTCATTTTCTCGGATGCTTACATATTCAAGAAAAAATCACCGCCTTTCTACGTTCACTCTCGAAATCTCCCTTATGATATAAATCTGAACTTTACAGAGGGAGGGACAGCAAATGATGCATATGTTGGCTTCTCTCAAGTTGCATAAGTCAAGAGAAAAAGTATAATCTCAGCAATATGAATGCAGAAATTCTTCTCGCTCCTAATTATCGCTTCACTGTGATGGAATCAGAGATCGCAGCAAGGATTTTCTTGCTCTCTCGAGGACACAAAGAAACTGATCCACTCGTTCCAATCATCGCAGATGGTATTCGAACTGGTGCTTTTTGACATCGTGATGAAATAGCAAAAGCCATTCGAGAATATGAAGGGCATCTTTCTGGTTCTTTCCGAATCATAGAAGCTCATAATAAAATCCCGAATGTTCTCAGATATGAGCTTGCGAAACTAATTGCCGGACAAGTTGTCGTTCCAACATTCAAAGCAAACTATCTTGCATTGGGGAATTGATCAACGGCTCCAGCAAATACAGATACAGTACTTGACAATGAGACGATAAGAGGACTATTCACACAGAGAACAGCACTCGACAACGTAGCATATCTCGATAAGTTCTTCACGAGCTCCGAGGTATGAGGCATGAGCTTTCTGGAAGCTGGTGTTTTTGTGGACGGTGCTGCATGAGTCGATACAGGGTATCTTCTCTCTCGAGTACTCATCAATGTTGCTATATCAGCAACGGAGACGCTCACAGTCAATACGACTTTTACTCTTAACTCTGCAACATAATGCAAGCATCAAATGTCGCATGGGGCACGTGAGATCCAGTCACGGCAGCACATCTCAATCAGTTTCGAACTGATATTGCAACAATCTTTCAGGAATTATCAAATGAGGATCTTTCGTTCACATATAATATTCAGTGACGATTGACGCAACTTGTGGATAATGAAAATTCTATAACTATCAATATAGATTGGAGTCAATTCGATTATTCATCGAATGCAAAGTTATTCATACAGAAAGTATGAGATCCAAAGAAGTATACGATTTCGTATGATGCTTCTGGCTATATTTCATCTATAATTTACGCACTATAATATGTCAGGATTATCAATACCGCTCAAGACAGGATCATCAGCGACTGCAGTTGCCTATGATACAGCAATAGATGGTGCATACAGTATATATAATGCAACGCTCAAAAATTATCCAGTAGCGAATGCATTTACTATATGAGCTGATACATCGCAAGAAAAATGGTGATTGCAAATAAGCAACAGAACAACACAGAATAATGCATGGAAAACACAACTAACATTTGGGGCGTCTTCTTGAACTGGAAATGTATCAACAAAGTCACGAACGTACAATTTTACAAATATAATCACACAAATTGATAGTGCTACCATTGCATATGGTATTTATCAAAGAAATAGCACACTTACATTCAATGAAACCACAAATAAGATCACGAATGTGAAAGGAATTGCGAGTGTATCTTGAGTTTTATCAGGTGGGTATCAAAACAAATCATATGTTGCATCCAATGGATGAAATAAATTTGTAATTGTAGGAGATTCATCTTGAGTCAAGACATATCCAGTATCAGCAACCGGAGACATTACATCAGCAACTCCATCAGACACAAAAACAATCGCATACACTCCGGTATACTCAGTTTATGTCAGCAGATATGATGTAGTAGCAGCAAAATGACAATATGTCTGGGTAATGAGATCACTAGAAGACTGAAATCTAAATAACTCCGTTATGTGGAGGCAGTTCTGCCAACTTTATTCTATTTCATCATCTGGAGTACTTACAGCAGTATGAGCTGCACAACAAGTGTGAACGTCATTTATCAGTGGAGCTATCAATAACACTCCTGCTTGTATGTGAGTTGGTAGCTATGTTGTGAATAATACGGCACATATAGTATCATTACTTGGAACATATAATGCTAATGTTACATCTAGAAATGTATATATAACAGCTGATTTATCAAATGTGTCAGTATTTACATTGACACTAGTCAAAGAAGTAGACTGATATTCCACAGCACTTCTTCCATCATGATATTATTGATCAATCAATGTATGATATGATTGATCAAATGCAATATTCATTGCTAGTTCAAGCAGAATATTCACCGCAAATGCTTCAGCATTTACAGATACAACTACTACATCAATTGGATTGTATACAGACATACATCAATACAGACAAGCTACCAGTTTTTTTACAGCAGATACAAATCAAGTAAGAACTACATCAACAAATAAATTCAAAATCAAAGGAACTGATACAAATGGTAGTCTAACAAATCTCACAACAAATTGTTTGTTTATGTATGAGATGAGCTGATCAAATAATGAATGACAACAAGCATCACTCCTATGAGTATATCTAAACTCTGGGGCAACATGATCTTGATCGTTTGTCCTAAAAGCAAATGGTACTACTATCAATACAATTATTTCTGATAATTATATCAATCCAATACCATGAACAGTGACAATTGTATCTAGTGTGATAAATGCAAATAATATTCTATTTGAACTTTTATTCACAAATCCAGAAGCAATTGATACAAAGATATGATTCGGCCTCACAGGGTGAACATATGCATCACCTACTTGAAACTATGAAACGTCAACAATAAATCTAACTCTTGGATAGTATGGAAAACAACAAAGAAGAGATCATAGAATCTCAAGAATATCAAACAGAGATAATTATTCCAGAACGTCAATTTATTGATGATTCTGAGTGAGTTGATCTCTGAGAATTTGAGAAGATCATCGAGTCCACTGAGATGATTGATTGAGTGCTCGTAACAACTCGATCAATCATCGAAATGGATTTTGATGATAAGCTCAAAAAAAGGATCAAATCTCTCAAAGAAAAGATTATTGATTGAACAATAACATCTGATGAGAGAGATGATTTGAGGCTCCTCACCTCATAAATTTATATATTTTACCATACATATATGGCAAATGAAAATCTTGGTGTACTCATGTGACACAAAACGGCTGATGGACAACAGCCAATTTCCGAAACGTATCCACTCCCAGTTGTTGCAAGTCCGGGAACTGCAACTCCAACTTCTGATACATCGATGCTTTCGAGATTTATTGGATGGGCCATGTATCATATCACTCCAACAACTCGTACAGATGGACAGGCTGGTCCTCTGCAATCGAATTCAAAGTGAGACCTCAATACGACACTCGGAACGACTATCGCAGGTGAGGATATTCCAAACGATGTTACCAAGGTAGAGTTTAGAAATAATGCTACCTACATATCTACTGCTACAACTACTGTAGTCAAGACAGGTGCTGGACTTCTCCATACTATCGTAGTACAAGGTGGTACAACTGGTACAATAATTGGTTACGATAATACTGCTGCTTCTGGTACTATCCTC